ATACTTCTCCAGTGATAAACTCCGGAGAGCTCCAGAGTATGCCGCCGGCTTTCTCGACAACTTCGAGACCGCGTTCATTATAAGCCGGAATAGCATAAAGGCCGCCGTCTCTGATCTCTAGTCCGACGATTAGTCCGAGTGCGTTTCCGCTTTCCGGAGGAGCCGGCGATCCACTTTGAAAAGGACTCGTCGAGTGTTGCCAGTCGATGACAACTGGATCGAATTCGGCTCGTTCATTGTAAACGCGAACTAGTTCTTCAAGAAGACTTTGATCGATCTCTTGTCCGATATTTGAACCGTTCATTCTTGAAGTGACTTGTCCGAGTGCTAGGGTCTTGAACGGACGTCCGACGATCAATCCGTCTTCTCTGTCGTTCGTCTCTTCATATAGTTTTAAATCAGTCTCTGAATATGCTCGTAAAGTATTCATTCTTTCATCAGCTCGCTTCATTTGATTTACAAGTTTACTACTCCAGCGAAAGCCGGGATCTCCTCCCCAAGCTCCCCAAGCGATTCGACCTTTACTCCAGTCGTCCCATTTCGGCGACTGCTTATCGACTTCGTGTCTTGTAAAATACGAATACATTCTTCGAGCTGTCTCCGGAGATACTTTGCGACCGTTTGCAAGATCGCGAGCTCTTGCAATTCCTACGGACGTCAATCCTTTTTGAGACTCCGGCTTTGTGGCTCGAACTTCTAAAGCTCGACGAGCAGCTTCTTGAACGTCCTTCGGAGGAGTGAAATCAATATGATCGTATCTCTTCGGAGCAAGCTCAGTCAGTTCGCTTCTTTGTGGGTGACCCTTCGGAAGTAAATCAAGATCGGTCGTATAGCTTTCTTTTCGTTCACCGGTTCCGACGAGTTTCAAGAAAGTTCTTACTCTTGCAAGTGCCCACTGATTTCGATTCATTCCGGGACGATGAGAAACGGAGAACGCTCCGGCTCCTCTTCTGAAGACAGCTTTAAGCGTACCGAGATCGACTTTCTTTGATCCGGCTTTGTATCGCTTATTGTGCTTATCCCTCATCGACTCAAGAGCTTTAAGAGAAGATTCGCCGATCTCGATTCCTCCTCTTGATCCACTCGCTGAGCCTCTCGGATTGACTTTCGATCCTTTGATTTGATCTTCCTTCGGAGCCGGAGTCTGAGCTTGAGTTCTTTGATTCATCGTCGACTCCGCTTCTCTTGTATCAATCTTTCAGTAAAAGACGCGACTCCTCCTCCTTTTGCTTGAAGCGTTCGATCAAGCGAAGAGCGTTGAGCGTCCTCCGGGAGCTCACCGGCTCCGAGACGATCTCGAATCGCTCTTTCGAGTTCATCGTCCGGAGTCAAAAGACCGGAAGTCACAAGAGCTGGAAGAGCGTTGATCGATTCAGCGAGATCGTCAGTATCAAGACCAGTATGAGTCAACTTCGGAAGTTTGGAAGGATCGACGCTCCCGAAGTTCCAACGACAAAGACGTCCGACTGTGCCGGCTCCTCTTCGATCTACTCCATTGATTGCACTTGTGACAATGTCGCAAAGATTGATAGCCGCTCTTCTGAAAACTGAAAGGTGAATCTCTCCGACTGAGCGAGCTCCGGTCTCGGTATTTCCAAGATCAGCGAATTGAGCCAAGAAGGCCGCTGAGATCTGAGCGTCACAAAGACGAATGATGTCGATCGGAGCGGACGCGTAAAGGTTCGGTTGAGCCGCGAACGTATCAAAAGAGACAGCTCCGTTTTGAACAAGATAGCTTTGTTCTGTAGAGATAAACGCTTGAGCTTGAGCTTCAGCGTCGTCGATCATTGCGTCGATGTCGCCGTCCGTTAGTCCGATACTTTCAGCGACAGCTCGATCAACTTTAACGACCGGAGTCGGGATCGCCCACCTATCAACACCTACACACATTAAATTTGAAACTCTTTGCTTTGTTCGCCAATACCACCAAACCGGCCGGAGCATTCCGACTCCTTCAAAGTTTGATCCAGTTCGGTTCAATGTAAGAAGAAGAAGTTTATTCGCCGGAATCGGTTCCGGGACGTGAGTCATTCCAACGATGTTTTGAAGAACTCCGTCCAAGTGTTGATTGTCTCTTGATAGCCAGCGATTATGAGCCGAAGGTTCTCTATCTGCAAAGTGATCTAAAAAGATTCGAGCTTTCCCTTGGCTATCAACTCCGACTCGATAAACCTCTTCAGCGTAGCGATAACCGATCGGAATGAACTCAAGTAAATAAGCGAGTTGATCTTCAAAGCTCATACTCATTTGAGTTGAATATCCATCGAAGCCGAAAGACTCATTCATAAATCGAGCGAGCTCTTCAGCTATTGGATCGTTCTCGATCCCCGGCTCGAATCGCCAAGAAGCAGAAAGTAAAGTCTGTTTAAGCATGAACCAAGATCGGCGAACGATCGGATCCGTTCTTAACATTTCTTCAGCTTCGGAGATCCAGTTCAAGCCGGTTAAAGAAGCGTTTCGCTCTTTTCCGGTGATGACTCCTCCGGAGAGTTGCGTCCCGGTGATTCCCTTAGTTCGGAAACGAGGAAACTTCGCTTTAAGATGTTTTTGCTCGCGAGCTTCTTCAGACATATTTGATCTCACTACTGAACACGATTTCAGTCTATTATATAAGCAATAAATAAAATTAATCAAGTGAAGTGATTTTATCGCTTCTTGAATCGTTAAACTAATGACTGACTTCGGTTTGTTGAACGTGTTGAGAGTCTGAAGGCCTTCGTCGTTTTTTGATCCTTTCTAACGACGAAGGCCTTTCGTCTATCTAGGGAAGCCATTCTTCGACTTTCGAATCGAGAACAACTTGATCCGGACTCGTTGTCTTGATGATTCGTTGATTTGAAAACAGAGACAGCTTGTCGATGATTGCCGTTTGCAGCTCTCCGAGTTGTTCGTTTTTTAATTGTAGCTGAATCTGAGCGTCCCGAAGTCTAGCGATCAATGCTTCTCGATCCGCGTTCGCCTTCCCTAGCTTATCCTTCAACTCTTCCACTTCGGAGGGATCGCGGCCGGACGCGATCGACATCATCGAAGAGATTGAGCCGGTAATGACTCCAAGGATTCCGACAAGGACGTCTCTGTTTTCATCGACGATTCTCACATACGTTAAAAAGAGAATCAGTCCGACAACGATCAAAAGGAAAGCGACAGAGAACCACCAACCGCGGCGATACTTTTGTTCTTGAATTTTATCTTTTTCGCTTTTTATTTCTTGAGTCATGTCATATTCCCGGAATCCATTTCGTTATAAATTGAATAAGCGGATCAATAAAGGCGAAGTAAGTCAACTCGCTCATGAGTCGCTTATGTGGATCGATGATAAACGGAACGAAGACAGTCAAGAAGTATAAGACAAAGATCAAGGCCGTTCTTGATAAGATGAACCAAAGAAGTTCCTTGAACTTTTTATCTCTTAGTCGAGACTTGATCCGCTTCGCTCCTCCTAGTCGCTTAACTTTATCGCTACCTTTCGGCGGCTGTAGAGACTCGATCGTCGTTCCGACTGTGTAGATGATCTGAGTTTCTCGAACTCCCTTGAAACGATATTCTCCAGCTAAAGCGTATCGAGTACCTTTCGGAGTGAATGAGTTCGTTCGATGTTTAACAACTGTCATCGCTTCTTTAGTGAGCAATACTTGACCGGCTCCACAAAGCGACATCGTCCGAGCGGCGATATTCTTCGAGATCCCTTCGAGCTCGATTCCTTTCGCTCCGACTCCGACATAAAGCTCCTCTTGTTTAACTTCGATGATCGCCCCCCAGTGAATCCCGATTCGAGCTTGAATCTTAGTCTTCGCTGGGATTGATTGTTGATAGTGAAGACCGAAGTTGACGGCGTCAATACAGCGATCGAAGCTCAACATAAAGCCGTCGCTTCGATCTATCTCTCGACCTTGGAATTTATAGATTAAAGAGCGAGTCAACCGATCATGATATTGAAGCCATTCGGCAGCTTTCCTCGCTCCGACTTTTTGAACGAAAGCCGTTGAGCCGATCAAGTCAAGAAGTACGATCGCGAGTTGACGTTCTTTAAACTCCATTTTAAAAGCTCGCTTTCTTAGCTCCTCCGACTCTCACTTTACGAGAACGATTCTCAATCCCTCCTCTTGATTTATATCCGCTTTGGATCGATGTGTCATTCCAATTATACAAGATACAATCATAACGAAGAGCGTCGAGCGGATCTTCGCGGCCGTCTTTGACTGGCTTCTCTTGCTTATCCCACGCATAAGAAAGAAGAGCTTTTCTCAAAGAATTTCCGGTCGCTCTTTCTCCCTTGTCCCATACGTCGCGAGTAATCATGTATCGACGTTGAGCGAAAGCTCTTTTTAATCGTTGAATACCGTTGAGGACGTCCGTCCGAATCGGATCCGTTGTCGATCTCAAAGCGATTCCGAGCCCGACCGGCGGAGCTGTTCTCATCGCTCGAAAAGCACTCGCTCCGGTTTGATCGTTTCGAGCTCTTCCGGCTTTGTCCGCGACTCCGTCGTCGAGCCATATTCGGGAGGAAGGAGCTTGATCTTTGAGCGATCGCGGCCACGCGATAGAAGTGATTAATCTTGCAAGTTGCTCCGTCGTAACTTCCTTCGGATTGAACTCCGCACAAATGACGCTTGCTTCGAGTTCTTCATCGTAAACAATAATCAAGACGCTCGGCTTTCTAAATCCCCAGTCGATCGCGATTCTTGCCGTCATCGATTCTTTATACTGCCAATTATCAAGAATAAGCGACTCGGTAAACTCAGAGTAAATCAATCCAGTCGGTGGCTTTGGCTTGTTCATCACCATAGCTTCGCGTTCATCAGCCGGAAGGAGCTTTGTCGCTTCGAACCAGTCATCGCTTAGATTATCTTGATTGACATAAGATGAATACAAGAGCGGAGCGTAGTTCGCTTGCTCGCTCATGTCGCACCACCATGCACCGACGACCGGAAGTCCGACCATGATTAAGATCGGACTTTCGCCGGCTCTTAAGCGTCCGAGTGCTTTATGAGCGACTTCAGCGTTCAAGGTTTGACATTCATCGATAAGACAGACTCCCGAAGTGATGTTTAAACCTTCGAGCGGATTATGAGTCGCGTCTCTTGTTCCCGGTCGGTAATAGCTTCGACAGTAGACAGAAGAACCGGAATGAGTATCAATCCAAAGTTTTAGTGAGTAGTTATAAGTCCAGCCGAGCGGAACGAGCCATTTCTCAATCTCCGGCATTAATACCGATTGATAGCGCGGAGCTGTATCAGTAATCAGAAGAGCCGAAGTTCCCGGTCTCATTTTAGAAACAAAAAGAATCGAGAAGACAAGAGCCGCCGTCTTTCCCGACCCCCAGCCACAACGAGCCGCGATGATCTTGTCTTTCTTGATGATTCGCTGAATGATACTTCTTTGAAGCTCGTTGAGATTGAGTTCGTTCATTTGTTCACTTTGATAATCAATGGTCTCTTAGTCAACGAGCCGAAGATCGCCGCGTCCCTCATAGCAATTAGCCATTTGCAAGCGAGACGATCAGCTCGTCGTCGTTTCTCGTTTTCGCCGGCTGTCTTATAATTCGACATCGATGAAATCGTTTCATAATATTGATTTGCTAATATACTCCGGAGTTGATCTTGATCGTACTCGACTCGATTGTCTTCATTTACGCGAATAATCGCCGGATCGAATAAAGGCTTCGGTTGAAAGTAAATCGGCTCTTCATTCTTCACTAGCTGACTCCGCTTTCAAGAACTCTTCACTCGCTTGTTGAATCATACTCGCGACAAGATCAGTTCCGTCGCTCTTCTTGTCGACTGTCATCTCAACTTCTCGCTTCAAGCTCCAGCGTTCCGGGAGTCTTCTTTCAAGAAGCCAAGCAATCGCTCTCCAGTCGCTTTTTTCATTTCCGAGTCGCTTGATCTCTTTAATCATGACAGCTTCAGCGTAATCGATCGCCGCTTCAAATTCTGCGTTGAAGTCTTCGTCATTCTGTCTCCACTTCTCGACAGTCGATCGAGAAAGATTCGCTAATGAACAAGCCGCGTCGTAGCTCATTCCGCTTCTTAGATTTTCGAGAAGCGGTTCAACGTACTTAGGAATCTTTTTTGACGGTCTTCCTTGAGGCTTCTTCTTGCTTTCTTTTGAACTCTTCGATTTGCTCTTGATAGACATTCTTTACTACTCCGATCAAAGTCTTTTGAACTTCATTATAAAGCTCCAAGGATTCAGCTTGAAGGGGATTGTTTTGATCTTCGACGCGAAGCTCTTTGTATAGTCTTGCAAGAAGCTGATCGCGCGCGTTTAGTTGTTGATTATCCATAATATAATAACCTAAACCGGAACTCAGTTCCTATTTAAAATAAAAAGGTGGAAGTTGTTCTACCTTTTCTAAACCGGAACTCAGTTCCTATTTAAAAAAAGCGTTCATCGAAACCGGAAACAATTCTTCAAGCTGTTCTTGAATCAAACTAGCGACGACTCGCGTCTCCGGTTGAGCATGACTGTCTAGTCTCAGCTTCAAGAACTTGATCCAATTATGTAGATTGCCAGTCATGTAGAAAGTTGTATACGTCGACTCTGGAAGAACGCAACGAGCAAGTTCACGAGCGACTCCTCTTTCGATTAGTTCATGATAGGCTTTCAAAGACTGAGCGACTGACTCTCGATAGATCTCAAGAGCGAGCTCGTCGTCAAGATCTCCGTCGGAACATTGAAGAGCTGTATCGCTTTGTGATCGAAGTCTTCTCGGCTCCCATATTTCAATTTTCTCAGACGTGTACCGTCTTGAAACTTCGTTATAAGAGAAAGTTCGATGTCTCATGATTTGACTACGAACAAAGAGCGGAACTTTGATTCTGAAGGTGATCGAATTATGTTCAAACGGCGAAGTATGATTGTTCTCTGCGAGATAGTTAATCAATCGTTTGTCACGACTACTTAACTCCGGCTCGAACTCTTTGAACTCTTCATAATTGATAAATGAAACGCGAGCGGCTTGAACGACAGTATTGTCCGATCCGCTTGATTGAACAAGTTCGATGAATCCGATTGCGTCCATATAAAGAAAGATCATATTATTTTCCTAGCATATAAATAAACAAAGCGAACCACAAAAAAGCGACTATCATGATACAAAAAGCAAGAGTAACCGACTGGTCTTTTTTCTTCTCAGTGAATGACGTCATGTTTTCTTCGGGAGTGATAATCTCTTGAACGATCTCTTTAGTTTGTCGCTTCTTTATGTCTCCGAGAACTTCGATTAAAAGATCGTGATTCGGATTGCTTGAATCGCTTCTCCAAAGTCCGACCGTCCTCCGGTGTATCTTGAGAAAGTCGGCGACTTCTTGAATCGTCCGCCGCTTTTGAGAACAAAAAGATCTTAAAGCGTTCGATTGTTCTTCGTTGATAACTATCTTCTTTCGGCTTCTCTTTGTCTCATTACAAGTCAATTTAAACTCCTCTTGAGTCGTTTCATCATTCCAGTTCGGAGTTTCTTTGAAGACGACCGGGAAGTCGAAAGTTTTTTCAAGATTAAAAAAGCTGAAGATGTTTGAATAAAACTCAATCGAGCTCTCTAGTTGAGAAAAAGAATAATAATAGTGATAGCTATATTCTTGTCGATCGCGTCCATACATAACGAGCACATTGTAATCATTTTCATTAAATCGCTTGTGAATCTTTAGAGGATCGTCTCGATAAATCGCAATCACAAAACACCAGAGACATTTTTGATCTGAAGCGAGTTGAGCCGTTCCGAGAAGTTGATTTTCATTCTCTTTAAAGATCGACTTTGCGATTTGAGTAAGAGTTCTATTTTGTGAACGAGTCGTCTTGATTTCGATAAGAGCGACTATATTCTCTCGATCGTCATCATAAGTCACCTTCAAGTCGTGAGTATAGCAATCTCTTTCAGCTTGACTCGTCTTCTCGATCTTCAGCGGCCTTCGCTTTTTGTTCTTAACAAGATTACTCCCGAACTCCGCGTTTAATATCATTGCGAGATAGCCTTCAACTTTATCATGAATGATAGTTCTCGCGTTCTGTAGTTCTTCTTCACTTCTCATTGTTTTTGTGCTTTGATTGTCTTGTTCATATTGTTCTCCTTGCCGGTCGGACTTCTATCTCTCCGGCCGGCTAGGTGACATTATTTCCAGTTGAACTCATTAGATGATTGATAGCCGATCGCTCCCGAAGAGGAGACTTGTCGATCGCGTTGACTAAAATTTATCAATTTAAACGCTACGATTTGAGTCGACTTGATTCCGTCTCGCTCGTAAGTTGAGATCTTTCCTTTGACGAGAATCTTATCTCCCTTCTTAATCTCTTTCGCTTTGTCGAAAGTATATCCGGAGAGCTTGACTGAGTGCCATTCTGTCGAGTCTTTCCACTCGCCGCTTTTATCTTGATAGCGTTCACTGGTCGCTAGGCTCATGACGATGAATTTATGTTCTCCGACTTGCTCCGCGTCCTTCCCGGCGTTTCCAATTAATAAAACTTCATTAATCAAGTTTAGTCTCCTTCACGTCGATTTTCTTTTGATTGCCATAAAATGGACTTGTCTCGCTCTGATACGCGAATCGAATCCAGCGGCGAAACACTCGATTAACAGATATCTTCTCTCCGGTCTCTCTGGACTCTACTTCAGCGAGTCGCCGAGCGAACTGAAGAATCTCGTTCTCGATTCTAATAGTAAAATTTGTTTTCTCTTCGTTCATATACTCACCTAAAAAAGAAGGCCGTCTCTGTAGCAGAGTAAAGATAAGATACATTGTTCAAAAGGGCTAATCCTCACCGGCCTTCATATACTAAACTATATGAAAACAGAAAAAGAAAAGTCCGACTCTAAAAAAGAGAAAAAAAGCTATGACGAACGAATCTCAAAACACATTCTTAGCGAACGTGATTAAGAAAAGATTTAGAGTCGGATTATCAGAATACGACGAAGAGACAAGACTAGTCAACTAGTAATCTACTCGCCAAGCGCTGAGATCTTCTTTTTGACTTGCTCGACGGTCTCGACCAGTCATTCTCACCGGCTTTGAAAACATCGCTCGAAAGCGGCTCATGATTGCCGGATTGTTTCCGGTGTAATTCTCGATTTGAGCGGGAGATAGATTCGTCGTTGTTACGATTGACAGATCTCCAGTCGACCAGCGTTCATACATATCTTGAAACAAATCAGCGTTGAAAGATCGAAGCCAGTCTGTTCTCTGTCCGCTTCCTCCGATTCCGCCGAGTTCATCGAAGAGGAGAAGTTCACAATTATCGAGCCAGCGTCCGAGCGGATCTTCAGCTTGTCCCCGGAATGATTTATATTTCAAATCAATTAGTTTTGAATGAGATATATATTTGACTCTTAAATCAGAGAAGATCGCTTCTTTTGCTAAACAGTAGAGAAGCGAAGTCTTACCGTTTCCCGGAGATCCCCACAAGAGGACGCTCGGACTCTTCTCTTGTCCTCCGTATGAGATCCAGTTCATAAGAGCTCGAATTCTTTGTTCTTGCTCTTGAGAGTCGAACTGATAAACAGAGAAGTTCATTCCCGTCGCGTCCGTCGGTAGACAAAGCCGATTCAGCTTCTTGATTCTTCGTCTTGGTATCTCGCAACGATGACAGATTGAAGAATAAGTGTTTTGAGCTTCTTTGTGATAAACGAGTCCGAGTTGACAGTGTCCACAATAAGGAATCTCTTTGACAGTATAGAAACGAGTATTTCGCTCGACGAGTCCTCTTTCTTCTAAGTTGCTATGATTCAGCGAACGAAAGTCATGATATTCTTTAGCGGCAAATCGGCCGCTCTCTTTCAATCGCTCTCGAAGAGCTTTGAGTTCTGTCAGTTGCGGAGCGATGTCAGCGAGTGAAGTCATTCCATGTTTAGAGCTTCTCATAATATCCTCCTTTCTTCAGCTTGACTTTGAACAGTCTTTTAGCGATTCGCTTTCGATTAGCAAATGATTGATCGCCGGACTTTTTGACTTGATTCTCGATCGCTTTGATTTGCCAGTCTGACAGCTTGAACTCTGTCTCTTCAATGATGTTTTTATCTTCATCTAATACGACAAATTTGTCGTTTTCAGTTTCAAGCGATTCGCCTTCGCTCTTATTGTATATATTGTTATTATTGTAAAATACTGAATAGGGTGTCATATCTGTCACGTGTTCGCGACATTCTTGTCGTATATTTGCGACAGATTTGTCGTTTTTTGCGTCATTCTTGTCACTGACAGATTTGTCGTTTTCTTTATTAGTGACAGATTTGTCACTGACAGATTTGACACTCTTGAGAATCAAAGTTGAGTTGATCTGGGTC